TCGTGAGGCGTCTGGGTTGTCGGATGCTGAGTTGGTTGATGAGTTGGAGTTTCAGGTTCGACATTTGAAGGCGGTGGGTGAGGACGGCTGATGGGTGTTGGTCTTGTCCAACGCGACGGCGAGTGGGTGCCTTATGAGGAACATCCTGAGTCGTTTGGTGAACACCCTGAGTTGGATCCGTTCATGGATGACACACCGTTGGTGTGCGGTTTGGAAACGCCTGAGGTGTGTGAGTCGTGTCAGTGAGGGAGTGGGTGTTGTGCGGGGCGGTGACAGCAATGTTCGTGTTTACAGCTTTTATGGTTTGGGGTTTGGGTCGGACGTTACAGTCGTTGTTCGATTAGATGGGCACGGTCACTAAGCTTGTTGTCGCTGTGACGGGTTTGTTGGTGGCGGCTGGTACTTTGCTTGGGGCGATCAGTATGAACTTTGGTCGGTCGTCGGCCTCTGAGGGGGTTACCATTATTTTGAATAGTCCTGAGGCGTATGCCGAGTTTCTTGCCGATCACCCTGCGGGATGAGTTGTTTCGATGACTGACGTTTGTTGGCAGTACAGGAAGGGGACCCCACAGCGCGGTGAGCATGCGTGGTGCGAGTGGGAGTCTCGTACGAATCCTTCGTGGTGGGCTTGGGAGGAGTGCCGACATTGCGGTCGGATGCGTAATGTCTCGGCTCGGTGAGCTTCGCCAGGAGGCGGAGTGGCGAAGGTGCGTGGTTGATGAGTCGTATTTTTTACGCAAGTATTGGCATATTGCTCATCCTGCTCATGGTCGAATACTGTTTGATCTTCGGGACGCCCAGTCTCAGGCTTTAGATCAGTGGGCTGAGAATCGTTACAGTTTGACGTTGAAGGCCCGTCAGATTGGTTGGACGACGTTGGTTGCGGCTCACCAGTTTTGGTTGGCGTTTTTTCACGCGGATCAGAACATTATTGATTTGTCGCGCACGGAGCGGGAATCAGTGTTGTTGTTGAAGAAGTCGAAGTACGGGTTTTCGCATTTGCCGAGGTGGATGTTGGAGCGTGGCCCCAGGTCGGTGGTTGAGCATCAGCAGCGGATGGCGTTCGATAATGGTTCGCAGATTGCGTCGATGCCGTCTGCGTCGGATCCTGCGCGTGGTGAGTCTGCAACGTTGGTGGTTGTTGATGAGTGGGCGTTTTTGCCTAATCCTGAGGAGGCTTGGGCGTCCATTGAGCCTGTCGCGGATGTGGGTGGGCGGATTATCGGGTTGTCTACGGCGAATGGGTCGGGGAACTTTTTTCACCATTTGTGGACGGGGGCTTCGGCGGGGAACAACAGGTTTGTGACCATGTTTTTTCCGTGGTCGGCTTCTGAGGATCGTGACGAGTCGTGGTACCAGGCGAAGAAGCAGTCGATGTTGTCGTGGCAGTTGCATCAGGAGTATCCGTCGTCGCCTGAGCAGGCGTTTATCAGGTCGGGTAACCCTGTTTTCGATTTGGATATGTTGGGTGAGTTGGAGTCGGGGTGTTATTCGGGTCGGTCTGGTTGGTTGGCTTCTACGAGTGGTCGTAGTGTGGAGTGGAGGGCGGCGTGAGTTTGACGGTGTGGTCGGATCCTGAGGTCATGTCGGGGTATGTGATTGGGGTGGATACGGCGGAGGGTTTGGGGCATGGCGATTATTCGTGCGCCCAGGTGTTGTGTGTGAACACGGGGGAGCAGGTCGCTGTGTGGCATGGGCATATTGCGCCTGATGAGCTGGCCCATGAGGTTTACAGGTTGGCGTTGTGGTATCGGGATGCGTTGACGTGTGTCGAGTCGAACAATCATGGTTTGACGACGATCACGGAGTTGCGGCATTTGGGGCATCCGAATCTGTTTCGGCGTCGTTCGTTGAATAAGGCGACTTCTAAGGTGTCGCAGGAGTTTGGGTGGAAGACGACGAGGACGACGAAACCGTTGATGATTGACGAGTTGGGTTCTGCGTTGAAGAACACGGAGTTGAAGTTGCGGGATCATAATACGTTGGCGGAGTTGCGGACGTTTGTCCGTAATGAGCGGGGGTCGATGTCGGGGTCGCCGCATGATGATCGTGTGATTGCTTTGGCTTTGGCGAATCAGATGCGAAAGTATGCTCATGCACCAGAGTTTGCGCCTGCTGTTGATGATTATTGGACGGTTGATTGGTTTCGCCGTCAAATCCCGTCGGAGCGGGCGTCTGGGTCTACGCAGATAGGTGTCCACAATGTGCGTGGGACACGGCGAATGTCCTAGTAGGGATTCCCGATAAGGAGTATCAGATGGCAAGGTTCGTTGCCTTTACAAACGGCACCGAGACTGTTGACGGGCCGAAGGGTCAGAACAACAAGATGGAGCGCGGTGGTTCTGTCGTGGCTAACCCGATTTGGGAGCCTGCGGCACCGAACTCTCCGAAGCAGCGGTTGAGTGACCCGAAGTACGCCAACCAGGATGGTGGCTACGGTCAGGTCAGTGTGCGTGAAACGCCGTTCAATCAGCATGGCATCACGGGCAAGGTTGAGCCGTCGAAGCCGCAGCCTGATTTGGCTGGGCATAACGCAGCTCCGCATACTAAGCGCCCGTAAGTCGTGGCTGTCCTCCCTGCGGAGGCGTCCTACGAGCAGTTCTGCGAGTACATCACGGATCTGAAGGGTCCGCAAAGTGATGTGGAGTTGGCTGATCTTTGGTCGTGGCGGCAGAAGCTGACGGGTATCCGTTTCAACACGGAGCGTGCTTTTCGCGCCCAGTTGCCTGCCGATGAGCAGCATTTGACCCGTGAGGAACGTGGCCGCAAAACGGCGGCTGAAGCGAAAGCTACTGGACGCAACATTGAACGGCTCCCAGATAAGACGTATTTCTGATGGCTCGTAAGACCCGTCAGGAGATTCACGACCAGTACAAGCAGCGCCTGGATTTGGCGCGTCGTTGGCGTGACGATGAGGGGTATGACAGGACGTGGCGCAGGTTGAATGACCTGTATCGCGGCAAGCATTGGCCGTTGACGACTATCGCGCAGCAGGACATGATCGCTGTCAATCTGGCGTTTTCGACGATCAATGTGATCGCACCGTCGGTTGCGGTGAACCATCCGAAGATTGTTGTTCAGGCAAGCAATCCTGAGGATACGGAAACGGCAGTTATTTCTGAGGCGATTGTCAACTATTTGTGGCGGCATTACGATTTCCGTAAGCCGTTCCGTCGCTCTGTCAAAGATTTTCTGATTTTCGGCCACGGCTGGTTGAAGGTTGGTTGGCGTTTCGTTGAGCAGGAACAGATGCTGGGCGATGGCGAGCTGGACGATTTGTATACCCAGTCGGTGATGGAGGTCGATCAGGCGGCGTTTGCTGATCCGTTTATTGCTGCCGATTTGCCAACTGATGAGGAGATCGCTGCGAATCTTCCATCTACGGCGATGAAGATTGTTGAGGATCAGCCGTTTGTGGAGCGGGTTTCACCGTTTGATGTGTTTGTCGATCCTGAAGCAACGTGCATGGAGGACATTCAGTGGATTGCGCAGCAGATTATTCGTCCGCTGGCTGAGGTGAAGAAAGATAAGCGTTACAAGGCTTCGGTGCGGAAACGTCTTGGTCCTGACGCTGGGGTTCGGAACGCCTGGGATAACCCGATCAATGATGGTGCCGAGTATTTGGATGACGTGGAGCGGGTCACGTTGTACGAGTATTACGACGTTGCGTCCAACACGATGTCGGTTTGTGCTGCGAATGGTGACGAGTTCCTGGCTGATCCGACTCCGATGCCGTATGCGTATGGTCAACCGTTTGTGATGCTGAGGAACTACGACATTCCCGATTTCTTTTATCCGATTGGGGATTTGGAGTCGATTGAGCCTTTGCAGTTGGAGTTGGACAAGACCCGTTCACAGTTGATGAATGACCGTAAACGGTANGGACGCAAGTANCTGTATCACGAACGCAGCTTTGGCCCTGAGGGTCGTGAAGCCCTGGAATCTGATGATGATGGCCGTCTGGTCCCTGTGATTGATGAGAATAAGCCGTTGTCGGATGTTGTTATTCCGATGCCGCAAACCCCGTTGTCTCCCGAGATTTACGCCTATTCCAACATTATTGAGCAGGACATCAACACGGTGTCGGGTGTCAACGAGTATGCGCGCG